AATCATACCCAAGTACTTATCATGAGTTGCGCCAGTTGCACCAAAGAATCGACCTCGACCGAAGTATTTCTCTTTGCGCTCGTTAACTTCTTCATGGTTACTGTCTGTAATTCGATAAGCTGGCGATACTAGGCCATAAAAGTTATCAGTAGCAACTAACTCCATTGCTCCACGTTTACCAAGGATAGCCGCTCGTACATGCGCCCAGATAGTGCTTAATTCTAAATACTCTTCACACTGTGATTGTGTTGTTATCATATTGTTACCCGTGTATTGCAAAGCCTTGACGCTTGCTTTTGACCAAGTGAGGGCACGCGCCCATTACAAATGCATCTGATAAATCGTGCGACTTATCGTTCAGCCTCTTTTTGACTTCTTTTTTTGATTCTACCATATCCAGCCCTCTCTTAGAATAATCCTTGTGAGGCTCGCATAGTTCAGCCTTTAACTCGTCAATGCAATCGAGGCCGCTTGATATTGAAATCATTTCGCTAGCTGTAAATTGATGGCCTTTTGTCACTGCGTTAAAGGTATTCTTTAATCTGTCTGCAACATCTCGCCACGCTTGAGCCTTTAGGTTTTCGAACTTCTTTTTGTTAGTTATTTTTGGAGCGTATTCTCTATCAGGATTAAACTCCTCAGCCGCAGCATTAAACTTGAAAAAGTTTTTCTTTCCTGCTGATTTAAGTATCGAGCCAACGCCAGCGCCAACACCTATTGAGTCATAACTAAGCTTTCCATTGTCGCCAACATACCCGTAAGCCCTTAAAGATGATTTATCAAGTTCATCCTCTCTGGCTTTCCATGCGTCCAGACAGGTAGCTTTTGATCCAATAAACTTAACAATGCAGTTTCTATCTTCTCCGCTATCTGCAACGTCGTACCCAACGCAAGTAGCACCTGAGAAGTCCATATCAAGCTTTATATCAGCGTCCATAGCAGCCTCAATCCATGACCTTTTAATGATAGACATATCGTCATCAGAAAGTGGAACACCTAAATAAATGTGATTGGCTTGTTCTGCATCCTCTTCGAACTCGTCCTCTATATCTTTTCTTGCTGACTCAGTTAAAAATGGGTTTTCATCATAGTTAATAAGCCTAACCAATGAGCCACTTGGCGGCTTAACAACAAGTCTTTGGTATGCATAATCACTCATTAGTTTAGGGTTAAACGTAAACCACATTTCAGCGCCTTCATTACGCATTACTGTAGGTCTAACTGTAGTAAACATGGTTTTGGTTAGGTTTTGGCTTTCTTCATTCCACCATACAGTAGCGCCCTCGAATGATTTAACCTCTTCGATGTTTCTAGCTAACCCGTAAAACCTAAATAGAGATCCATTTGTTTTGTGCTCAATAGCATCAGCAAACACTTTAAATTGAGATGAAAGGCCGAAATAGTCTATCTTGGCTTTCAATAAGCTATAGACTGAATCAGCTATTTTATTTTGATACATGCGAGTACATAGGAACAGCTCTCTATGATGATTAGACCTAGCTATTGCCATTCCTGCCGCGTCATGAGACTTTGACGACATTCGACCACCATATAAAGTCCTAACTTTAACCGCGTCGCCATTGGGTAGAGTTCTTGTCATCCAAAAATCTTTAAGATTAGGGTTAAGCGTCGGTTGCATAGAAGTCATCTAGTGTGTTTCTAATGTTTACATTGATCGATGTTTCGACATGCTTATCTAAACCTACTAACTTGGCCTTGTTCATCGTGGCTGATATTGCCGCAGAGCTTTGGGGTGTTTCTGACTCGAGAGCTATCTTTCTTGCTTCGTCCAGCTCCATAAGTAAGCTTTTAATGGTTATTCCGTGAGACTTCAAGGCATCGTTTTGCAATTCTTTGAACCTAGCCGAAACCTCGCCTTTCTTGCTTAATGCTGACGCTTTGTTATGTACGGTCTCATCTTTCCATTTCAAGCTATTTGGGTGCGACTCTCTATAGGCTTGTGACTTGTTCCCTGTCTCATGCCACACAAGACAAAACTTTTCGTCCTTTGGGTTTGTTAGTGCCATTACAATCACCTTATGATTGATTAATTATCCGCCTTGCGGTCTATGATTCATTATACCACATAACAAAAAGCCCTCAATTAAGAAGGCTTTTTAGCTTTGAATCCTGCTTAATCATTCTTTATTTCTAATCATTATCATCACCATTATTCAATTCATCACACTTCTCTTGCGCCTCTGCGAGATAGTTAAACTCCCCTAGTTCAGTTCGTCTAATCCCCATGCGAATAATAAACACTTCTCCCCATGAGTTTTCTATTGCCTTGTAAGGATACTTTGTCATTATTTACGCTCCAGTGGTAAAAGTATTTCTGCTAGTAATCCAGCGTCTTGTAGCGCTTTCGCTGTAGACAAGTAACTTCTGTAAGTCGTGCTAAAGTCACCACATATAGTGCTTTCTGATGTGTTCATTAATGTGGCAACTCGCAAAACCTGATTCTCCTTAGCCTCTTCCAGTTCAAATTCTTCTTTTGTTTTGATTGGCTTGCTTGATACTCCAGCTAACGGATAAACCATGTGAACACCACCAGTAAGCAATATTGCACAATCACCCTTCAGAGTTAGACAACCAAACTTTAGCTCTTTATTTGAAAATATAGGGTCTTCAACATAAACATCCTGACCATAAACAAACTCAGGCTTTGCATCTGGCACAAAAGCACCATCTGACATTTCGCGGATGCATTGCTCTAGCTCTTTGACTGAGCAAACCAACTTCCACCCTTTAGCGCCAAAGAATGCCGCAGCACCAAAAATATCACCTTTTTCACTGGATAACACAATATTCTGCTTTTCGTCGTACCCGTTCTCGAAATTAGCTGTATCGCCTTCTAGCTTATTAACCGCATCAACTATCATCATTTCTTTTTCGCTAATCATTACATCCACCCCGCCAATATATGATATAAACCAACTGCAATATAACCAACTGTTAACCCTGTGCAAGTAAGCATTACTAGCAATACTCTACCGCTAATATTTCCGTTTTTATCCCACATTATAAAATCCCCTTATTAATAATAATATCGTTAATCATTACTGCGCCACCAGTTAGCATTATTGCTGCGTACGCTACCACTATAATTAATGTTGCTTTCATTTTACTTCCACCTAATTTAAAAGATTGAAATTATTCGCATCAATCGAAAGAGTTAAAATTATTTGCCATGCTCTCAACTAGTAAATTGTAATCCCTAATTGAGCATAGATATCTAATTCCGATGCCACCTCTAAACCTAGCTACTTTAGATATTCGCCCATTTAAAATATTTACAACTAACCCACCTCTTACCCCCGTCCCATCAAAATCTAGATGCTGAAATTCTGCTTTAAAGTAATCAATAGCTTTAGTAATCGCCTTGTCCTTCTCACTAATCATTTTAAGCCACCTTTGCTCGTTTCAATAAAGCTATAGTATTATTTAGCTGTTACTTTGTATAATCGTTTGTGCCTATCAATCTTTTCCATATGCACAAAAAAGCCCTCGTTAAAGGGCTGTCTTTCACTGTTAATTAAGTAATTATATCAAGGTTTCTTTAACTGCTCTTTTATTCCTGCGATATCAGTTTGAATTGAGTTTATCTTGTTGCTAAGCCCTTGCATGAATTGGTCGGCCTTGTCCTTGTCTTCCTTATCCCTATTAGCTCTGTCGTTGGAGTTTTTGAGCTCATAGGTTAAAGCAAGTAAACTATCACTAAGCTTTTTGTTTGAGGCTTCATAAGCTGGCATCCTACTAGCGATAGTTTCAATTCTAGAAATGTATTTATCAGTAGCGTTAACTTTATCTGAGTTTTTGTTGATATATCGCCATTGTGTTACGTCTGTGTCGGTGTTCTTGCTTATCTGGTACGTAAGACCGCCAGAATAAAATACGAGTGTTGCAAGTGTTAACAGTGCGCCCCATGTTACTTTTGGGTTGTGTACGTCTAATGCCATAAGTTATCTTTTAAGTGATTGAGTTTATGTGATTATATCAAAAGAGGGGTAAAGATGGCAATTCAAGCATTATCAGACCGATCGGGGAAGGAATCGAACCCCTTCTATAATCTGTACTCTTGTGGGTAGCGCCATTGCCGTACAAGCGCTTTGGGAATAGATGCCCGTGTGTACGGGTCGCCTTGTCTTTGCATTCTAACCGAAAATGCCGGAGATAAAATCACCTTCCTTATTTTATTAAGAAGCTTTCTATCATTAACAGCACTACTTTTTACATCTAGTGTTGATGTGTCGGGCAAGTAACTTGCACACAATTAAGATACTAAACTTACAAAATAGTGTCAATGCTTATTTAGGTTTTCGCTTGTTTTTCCAATACGCTTTATTGCCAAATTTACGAACTGATTGATAGTAAAGATTAGCCCTAGCCTTTTGCATAACTAAAGGCTTCCACCAGTTAACGGCTTCATCATCGGTGACTAGCTTGATTATGTTTTTGTACATTCTCCAATCAGCTTTAAGCTTGCCCCATGCGGTTGTGCCGAACGTATAATCCCAGTCGTGTGATATACAAGCAGGGCCTACCCATGTATTCCAAATGTAAGCTGGGGGCCTAAAAAAGCTACCCGCAGCTCCACACCCATTGCAATACTCGACTAACTGAAGCCATGTGGCATTTTTAAAGCTTTTAGAGCCAGATATCAATCCATCTTGAGCCATCTTTTGTGCTTTTAATAGCTTCAGTAGTGAGTATTTAGCCATCTAATCAACAACCACAAAAAAGAAATAAGGGGTATATAAAACTACCGAAACAAACGTTAACAAAGCCCATGCGTCAGAAAGCAACTCCAAAGCCTCTTTTATATTTCCTTCGGGTAGGATGTCGTCAGTTCTGCTTTCAACAAACATAACAAGCAAAATCATGGACAAGTTGCATAAAAATAACTTTGATACTAAATCCATGTTAAATAGCCTTATAATAAGTCATTAAGATTGCTGCGCGATAAAGAATATCTAAAATCTCAGTCGTGAACGATGTTGAATCTTTCATTGAGTTAAACTCATCATTCAATGCAATTAACTGATTATCTAAATCAATTAGGTTATTTTGTTGCTCTGCTGAAAGCTCACCCCATCGACTTAGCGCTTCATCACGTAATGTAGCGTAAGCGATTAATCCTCGAGCTTGATAGCTTAAAAGATTCTCTACGCCCTTGCCTGTTGTTAACGTACCTAAGATATCAGCCTGCAGCTCATCAACTTCACCTAATGCAGTTTGATTATCTACGTAATTACCTATGTCCGCTTGCATTGCATCGACTTCTACAGACGCTAGGATTGTGTCAGCCGCTAAATCTGCTGAGGTACTTAGCAGCTGGCAACCTGATAAACCGATTGCCAAACCGCTGAATAGTGCGCTTGTTTTAATATTCATTTTATAGCCTTGTTTTATTTAAAGTGAAATTCGATTTTTTAACCAACCATAAACGAACGTTTCGTCCTTTGGTCTTTTCTGCGAAAGCTCAATGTAAAACGCACCTTGCAAACAGTTGATAGCTTTAAGCAAAACCTCTACCTCTCGCGCTTTTAAGTATGAGTTCATAGCCTTCAGCGTTTGATTGCCTATGCTCTTGTCAACTGCAATGTCGCTATACAAGCGCTCTTTGTCGTTTAGTGCGTTTAAAGCCTTCTGTAGAAACTCTGCTGCACGACCTGCTCCCATATTGATAGCATTATCCACCATCTCGGCAGCTAAGCTGATAGGCATTGCATCGGCCTTTACGCTATCCCAATACAAATCTGAGTAAATATCAAAAGCAATAAAGCGTGGTAGCTCATTCATTGGGCCATCATAGCCATTATCAGAAGCGACTTGCTTTGTTATGCCGTAGTTAGTCTCTCCGCCAGAATCAAGCGGGTTGTTAACATAGCCACCTTCAACGTTAATAATGTTATTTATAATATCCTGCTTGCTCATGTTAAAAGCTCCCTAT